CTCAACGAGCTTACTCAAGAACACAACAACAATTAAATAATGCAAAATCTCTAGCAATCCTACAGAATCAGGAAGATTTTAAAAAGATGTTAGCTAACGAAGGAATCCTCGAAGCATCAGCAGCTGAACGTGGTGTTAGAGGTAAATCAATAGCTAGAGCATTAATTATGAACAAAGGCAACTTTGGACTAGCTCAAGCATTAAGGTCAAGAGGTTTAACTCAAGCAGGTTATGACGCTAGAGAAGTTGTAGGAGATGTTAATAGACAACTTAAATCAACACTTAATAGATCCTTTGCAGGAGTAGCTATACAACCAGTACAAGACATAGCACCACCTCCACCGGTTTATCAAAATGTAGGTTTAACATTAATGCTCGGTGTAGGTAGAGCACTAGGTGCTGGTTTAGAAGCTACAGCCGGAGACAATATAAATCCATTAAAACCAATTATAAGTTCTCAACCTATGGGAAGTAGTGAAGACTTTATGTCATACAACCCAAGTACTAATTACTCAGGTCCAATAGATAATTCTGCATATACTTTCTTAACTCCTAAACCTTTAGGAAATATTGACAACTATATGAAATACAGCACAGGTATCAATTACTGATTATGATTCCAAAATATGACATAACTGGGCAGTCAGTAACTCCTCAAGAAGTACTAGATGTTGTTCCAGAACAAGAAAAATCTGATAGAGCCATACAAGCGTCAGAAGAACGTTACCTTCAGCAACTAGAACAAAACAATGCTGATAGAGTAAGAAATGTCGAAAATATGTATGAGGGTTTAGCTTCTCTTTCCTCTACAGTAGGTGACATATTAAAGAAGAAACAAGAAAAACATAGGCAAGATAGAGAAGCTCAAATAAAACTTGATATACTTACCCGAGGGGTTAGTCCAGAATTAGAGGCAAGATTTAGAGGCGACAGAGCAAATTTATTTGACGATGAAGTTTCTACACAAGAGTTTGCTGCTAAATACGAAGCAGAAACAGGTGACTTTATCACCGCTCAAGAATTTCGTAATATGGCTGGCTGGGAAAAGTATATGGTTGTTGAACAATATGCTAGACAGAAAGCTTTAGAGTATGACGAATATGTTTATAAAGCATATGAAACTACAAAAATACAAGTTGTTAGAGACGGTCAAATAGTTGAGGTTGGTCATTACGATGACCTTTCTGCTGCTGAACAATCAGCTTTAGATACTAAGATTAAGTTTGAATTTGCAAAAAAATTTGCAGGAATAAACGATGCTCTAGTAGCTACTGTTGTTAAGCCAGAAATAGATAAGTACGATGAAAAAAGAAGGAATGAGCAATCAGTAAAAAGAGCAACAGCATACAAAATACAAGTCAAAGAATCTGATGAAAAGATGATAGAACTTGGATTTGTAACTGCTAATCCACAAGACGGTCATGAATTAGCCCACGATTGGGCTGAGAGATATGCAGCTAGAAATGGTCTTTCTATAGAAGCAGGAAGAATAGCTTTTAAAGAAACTCTTGTTGGTCTAGTAGCTGATAATAAGATTTCATATGCTGACGCTATTGGCATAGTAAATTTTGAAATCGATGCTCGCGATGGTTCTAAAAAATCTTTGACTTCATGGAAACAGTGGAGCACTTTAAACGAAGACTTAGCAGAAGCAAATGTTAAGGCAGAAGCTGCTAAAGCAGAAGACAAAGAACAAGAGATAGCTTCTGATGTAGCAATAGTTAAGAATTTAAAAAATCCTTCTAATGAAACAAAGCAACAGCTCACGGCAATATTTAAAGAAAAGTACGATGGCTATGTTCCTTCTAAACTACAAAGCGCATTAAAAGGTCACATAGATGATGATGTTGCTGAAGATATGATTCAAGAATCTATCCGCTTCCAAGGTGGTGTTTTTGATTTTGAGCTTGCTAATGTCAGTACAGAAATTTTTAATAAATACAAAGACAAACTTATTGTATCTGGATCAACCGTTCCCGGATCTGATGAGTTTAAAAAAGCAAATGAGTGGATTATAAGTTATACAAACGAAGGTACTGAAGAACGTTTTGGCGAGACAGATGCTAAGTCTCCAGAATGGTTAGCTCTACGTGATAACTTAACTGAAATATATTTCTCAACCTACAAAAATACTTTATATAGAAATGGAGTTAAGGTTGCTACTGAAGCCGAGGCTGATAGAGCTGCAAGACTAGCTGTACAACAAGCTGTAGAAAATCCAGAAACTCTTAGAAATTTGATGAGGATAGATTTTTCAGATGATGGTGATGAAACTTATAGCCGTATGATGCAGGTATCTATAACTGAAGCGAGTGGAGGTAAATGGAGAAAACAAAAAATAACTTCAAATCAGGAAGTAGATGCTGGTTTAATAGCTTGGCATAACACACCTCTAAAACAATCTAAAGATATACCTGCTTACTACAAAGATTTAGCAATGCGATTGGGTGTTAATCCTGTTGATTTAGCTAATTCACAGTTGAAATATCTTTTAGATGATGAAGAAATAAAAATAGACGAAACGAACAAAAAATATAATGAAAATATTTTAAGACTTATATATTTACATCCAACTCGCGAAAAGATTACAAGAGCAATGATTGCATCTGAAGGAGATGGAACAGAAAACAACAAAACATCTATTTATAACAAAAAAGCTTTAATGATAACGGACGGGTAACTGCGGTTTACTTGCTGTGCATTAGGCAATATTTACTGTGGTAACTATGGAAGATGAAATGAATCTCGAGATAGGTATATCTGGAGATGGACTAAGTGAAGAAGAAGCTGCTGCGGCAGTACAAGAAATGCAAGAAGCGGAGGCAGATCGTGCCGAGCTTCGAGAACAAAACGCTCTTATAGAAGAGCAAAAAGCTGAAGCTGCTAATCCTAAAGGTGTTAATCCAATAGCTGAAGTAGTAAGAGCACCTATAGCTGGTGTTAGAGATGGTATAGCAAATATCATCACAATTCCAGAAAGAGTAATTGATTTTGCTTCTGGAGAAATGTCTGAGGAAGCTGCTACTGAAGAAGGCTATCAAACTGAGTGGGATAAAATGCTCTATGGAGATAAGGATCCATTAGAAACTAAAACTTGGTGGGGTGGTTTAATCAGAACAGGTACTGAAGTATTTACAACTTTAGGTTTGTCAGGTGGATTTGGAAATGTTGGGAAGGTTGGAAGAGGCTTAACTTTTTTAAAAAGTCTTAAAACCGGTGCATTGACTGGTGCAAGATTTGACCTAATAGATAAAGATTCTCAAGGCGATAATGTCTCAGGAATGCTAAAGGAGAGATTTCCTTTATTAGATACACCACTTGCTACACAAGATGCTGACAGTCCAATAATGAAGACTCTTAAAAACGTAGTAGAAGGAATGCTAATTGGAGGTGTATTTGACACTGTTTTATTTGGCGTTTCTAAAGGTCAAGCTAAAGAGGCGATAGAAGAAGTAATTACTTCTAGAAGAAAAAGTGTTAAATCACAGCAACTAGAAGAAGCTGCTATTCAAATGAAAGAACCCGGATTTAGAGCAAGTAAGAATCCAATACTAGCTAACAAATCACAAGGTGGTACTACTTCATTAGAAACAGGTTCAAGTTTACGTAAAGCTAAAATACAAAAGAAAACACAATTAGGTTCTGAAGAAGGAAGTGTAGGTTCTGCACTATCTAATACTGAAGTAACAGCACTTACTACCGGAACAAAAAATGCAAGATCAGTTGTAGAAAAAGTACTACGTAGATTTAGAAGTCAAGGTTATGTTGACCAGATGAAAGAGACCGCTGCTAGACAAGGTAAGACTCTTGATGAAATGTATGCAGCAGATCTTGATACTTATAAAGCAGTATTCGAAGGTAGAAATACATCTGACTTTACTCCTGAAGAGTTTTGGAAGGAAATAAGTAAGGAAAAATTAGTACGTAAGAGTGGAAATAAAACAATATATTCTTATGTTTCTAGTGAATATGCTGATGCTATAGACATGATTAATGCTTCTCTATTCAATGAAATAAGAGATGCAGGAGTTACAGCTAGAGAATTAGCAAATATATATGACATAAAAGATATTGATGGTCCTGCACAGAAGATGGTTGAAAAACTAATCGCTGGTTTGCAGATGAGAAAAATGGCTAGTGCTGATATATCTCAACAGCTACGACAGTTTGGAAAATTAAGGGGTCAAAAAATTACTCCAAAACTTCAAGCAGAAATGATAGACAAACAAGTACAGGAAAGTATTGATGCTTTCCGTATGGCGTTGGATATAACTGGTGACGAAGGTGATGAGATATTTAAAACTATGTTCGAGGGTATCTCTATGGCTAAAGATATTCATACACTCGACGATCTTGACCAGTTTATGAGAGTCAAGATGAGAGGTGGTGAATGGGGTGGAGATCCTAAAAAAACTGGTGCATTCTTAAGAGAGATGGGAACTATGTTTACTCATAGTGTTTTGTCTGGACCTAAAACAGCAGTTCGAGCAATCTTAGGTACATCTACTGCAACCTTTACTAGACCTATGGCTATGGTTTTAGGTGGAATATTGAAGAATGATGCGGTAACAACAAGAGCTGCATTAGCATCACTTAATGCTATGCGCGAAGCAATACCAGAATCTTTCGAATTATTTAAAAGAAGACTTAATTCTTACTGGGCTGGTGACATTTCAACAATGAAAACCAGATATGTTGAAAGAACAAAATTAGATGACCAGTGGCAAATGTATGGGCATTGGGCAGAAACTAGAGGAGATACGGTAGATAAGGCTTTATATAGAACTGCAAATATGGTCAGAGGTTTAAATGACAATAGTTTTCTAACCTACTCAACCAAGATAATGGCATCTACTGACGATGCTTTTGCATTGATTATAGGAAGAGCTAGAGCAAGAGAAAAAGCATTCTTGGCAGCAGCTGAAAAACTACCTGATAGTAAGTTCCAAAATCTAGATGAAAAGTTTTTCAGACAGTACGAAGATAATTTTAATAAAGAGATCTTTGATGCTAACGGTAATATCACTGATAAAGCTGCTGAATATAGTAGAAAAGAAGCTACTCTTACTCAAGACTTAACAGGTTTTTCAGCAAAACTTGGTGAAGCTTTTAACGAAGCACCTTGGGCTAGACCATTTTTTCTATTTGCTAGAACAGGTATCAACGGCTTAGCACTTACTGCAAAACATACTCCCGGATTTAATTTCTTAGTAAAAGAATTTAACCAAATAGCAAAAGCAAAACCCGGAGATAATCTTACAGCTCTTAATAAGTACGGCATATTTAATACTCGTGATCTTATGAATGCTAAAGCTGTTCAGAATGGAAGATTAGTAATGGGTAGTTCAGCACTATTTATGGCATCTATGGCATATCTAAATGGTGGACTACATGGTAATGGACCTACAGATAGAAAGCAAAGACAAGCATGGTTAGATATGGGATGGAAACCAAGAACAATCAAGATTGGTAATATCTGGGTTAACTATGATGCTTTTGAACCTTATAACCAAATACTTGCATTAGTAGGAGATATAGGAGATCACCAACAGTTAATGGGTGAAGAATGGGCTGAAG